CTGCGCTATGGATGGACAGCAGAGCAAGCCATGACCACCCCAGTACGGATGGGCAACTGGACACATCGTGAAGGCAAGGACCGACAGCCTACGGGCACGGATATAACATCAATATGGTTAAGGAAGGCGTGGAAGTTATGAACGAACTTGAAAAGGACGCTGCTCGTTATCGCTATTTGAGGGACACTCAAAACAACGGCTGTAGAGATATTATGGATGGAATTGATGCACCGAATAGGGTTGGTGTTATTGATCACATATTTGTTTATTTGGGTGAGGGTGTTAGTGAAACTATTGATGATGACATGATGAATGAATCCATTGATAACGCAATGCTTTTATTTCCAAAAGAAGCGGAGTAATTATGAGCATTGAGAACGTGTACGGGCAAGATGTTGTTAACCAGGGGGCATTGTATCTGACACTATTAGCGAAAGCCGTCATCAACATTGATGGGGGTAGGTCTAGGAACGAAGAAGACGACCTGCTAATCGCAGAAGCAATGGCGTGGGTAGAATCGTTTTCTAATTTTATCGATGATGAAGAAATGACTGAACACTAACGATTTTAAGTAGGGAAAAGAAAATGGCAGGCACTAAAGGCAACAGTGGTCGCAAGAAGGGCGTACCCAATAAGCGCACTCAGTCGGTCATCGATCAACTGGTTGCACTTGACTGCGATCCTATTGAAGGCATGGCTAGTATAGCTAGAAAGGCTATGGATGAGGGTGAGTTAATACTTGCAGGGTCCATGTACAAAGAGCTTGCCCAGTATGTCGCACCAAAGCGTAAGTCTATTGAGGTTTCTGGTGAAATGGAGCTTGATGTGGTCCAAGACGTTATGGTCGGTTTTAGGGATGTGCCCCTTGATTGAGACTGAACTACCAGCAGTGTTTAAAGCCTTTGCAACTGAGAAACATCGATACCGCATAGCGCATGGTGGAAGGGGTAGTGGAAAGTCATGGGCCATAGCCCAACTTCTAATTATAGAAGCATACTCAAAAAAGACCAGGATACTATGTGCCCGTGAGATTCAACGCTCAGTGGCTGACTCGGTCCTTCAATTGCTTGCAGATACTATCACTCGTCTAGGCATGGATGATTTCTTTGAAGTTCAAAAGACTCAGATACTAGGCAAGAATGGTTCACGCTTTATATTTGAAGGCTTGCGGTCCAACGTCAACAAGATCAAGTCTATGGAAGGCATTGATCGGGTATGGTGCGAGGAGGCTGAGGGCATAACCCGTGGATCTTGGGAAACTCTTATTCCAACGATCCGTAAAGAGGGGTCAGAGATTTGGGTGAGTTTTAACCCGATGCGCCAGCACGATGACACTTATCAGCGTTTCGTTATATCACCACCGCCCGATTCAATCGTGGTCGAGTGCAATTGGAGCGACAACCCTTGGTTTCCAACTGAGTTAAACAAAGAACGACTCCACTTACTGGAGACTGACCCTGACCTTTACCAACACATTTGGATGGGACAGTGTATGACCGCTCACAAGGGCGCTTACTATGCCGAGCAAATGAGGCAAGCCAAGACTGAGGGTCGCATTACAAACGTGCCGTGGGAGCAAACTGTGCCCGTTCAGACATGGTGGGATCTAGGGGTAGCTGACTCTACCTCGATATGGTTCACCCAATCAGTAGGCAAAGAGATCCGCGTCATCGATTACGAAGAGCATTCTGGAGAGGGGTTGGCATTTTATGTCAAGTTACTGCGTGAAAAACCCTACATATACGATGAGCATTGGGGCCCACACGACATCAGAGTGAGAGAGCTTGGCACAGGTAGGTCGAGGCTAGAGCAGGCTGGGGAGATGGGCTTAAATTTTAACGTAGTAAGAAATATTCCTATTATGGATGGTATCCAAGCCGCACGATCATTGTTTAACCGCTGTTGGTTTGATGAGCAGAAGTGTCGGCTAGGGCTTGATTGCCTAGCTACATATCACAAAGAGTATGACGAGATTAACCAAGTCTATAAGTCACGACCTGTTCACGACTTCTCAAGTCATGGGGCTGATGCCTGGCGTTACTTTGCCGTAGGTTGGAACGAGCCTCAATCAACCATACCCAGAGTCGTTAGTTCAATCTAATAACCGCATACATCTGAGTCAAGGTATTAATATTAAAGTTATGTATAAATTAAGGTAGCCGCAATGGCGTTAACATTTAAGTCACCGACCAATAGCACTAGATCACCTACGAGATCCAGAAACAATAAGCAAAAGGCTAGACGGGCTGCTCAACGGGCTAATCTTCCAAGCGAGGTGGCTAAACGCGCCAATCAGAACAACAACCAACGGGCTAATCTACCTAGTGAGCAAAATAGGTATGTAGCGCCAGTGGTTAAAGTTGCAGCGCCAGTGGTTAAGGCTACACCTTCAAGGCCAGCAACGTCTATCAAATCTACTGCTCAAGTCTTTGCAGCGAGTCCGATAGCAAATATTACCCAAACTCAAAATAGTGGGTTGACCTCCTATAATTCTGGACCTACTAAAGTTCCTAGCTATAGCCAAGGTGATGGGCAAATGAGTCCAGCGTTAGCAGCTAAACAGAAAAAAGTTAATTCTGTCGTTGCTTCCACTAAGAATAGCGAAAATGTTTTAGGGATCAATTCAACTGAGTCAGCCAATAAACAGTCTAAGTCTTTGTTGAGTTTAGAAACTACCAATTTGCCTGCGCGAAACTATGGCGCGTTTGACATGGATACTTATCAAAGTGTAGCTAAAGCTAATGAGGACTCCATTATACCAAGTGTACTTTTGTCAGCCATTAAGAATGACAAGTATCGCAACGATGAAGTCAGCTACAACCAGGCTTACTGGGCAGGGCTGCGATCTGGTAACACCTCGCAAGCCGATATGAAAGCCAAACAAGACGCTATTGGTATGAAGAAATCATACAGCGGTGACCGAGTAATTACTCCAGATATGCAGCGCCAAGCAAGTGACGATCTAAGTCGCTTAACTGGCTCTATGGCAACTTTAGGTGATGGCGTAACCAAAACTGTGGGCGATACATACGGCCTGTTAGGAGAGCGTCAAGACACTACTTTTAAATATGAAGACGGCACTTCAATTGTTCAAAAAGGTTATGACCCTAGTTTGTTTGGCGTTAACTTTGGAGCAAAGACATCGACCACTTATGTTGATGGGGTAGAAGTTCAGACAAAGTCAGGTCGAGATCCGTTAGGTAGGGATGCAAAAATAACTAAGCCAGATGGTTTGGCTAGAGGTATTAATGATCGTGTTGAGGCTGGCCCTGATGCCGCTAAAGAATTGTCAAACATCGATAACCAAATTAAGACCGAGACCGACCCTGCTAAGTTAAGGGCATTGCACAAGCGCAGGCTTATGCTAATGCGGATGAATCGGACCAATACAAAGTTTGCTGGCCTACTTGGCGAAGCAGATACAAAACGAACAAACCTGATGAGTATTAGCTAATGGAAGCGTATGAGAAAGGCAAACAAGCAGAGCCAATTGTTTCACCTGTAGCATTACTGAAACGCTATGACCGCCTACGATCTGATCGAACCAACTGGGACACCCTGTGGGAAGAGTTAGCCACATTCCTAATGCCTGGCAAGATTGACTTTATTACAACGACTACACGGGGCACTAAACGCGCTGCTGAAGTCTATGATTCCACTGGTATCCATGCACTACAGATACTATCAGCATCGCTACACGGGTCGCTTACAAGCCCTTCTACCAAGTGGTTTGGCCTACGCTTCCGTGAGGATGAGCTTAATGAAGACAAAGACGCTAAAGATTGGCTAGAGCAGTGCAGTAAAAGTATGTTCCAAGAGCTAGGTAAGTGTAATTTCAGCACTGAAGTAGCCGAGTGTTACCAAGACCTCGTTGGCTTTGGAACGTCTGCATTACAGTTTGATGTAAAGACTAAAGATGCCCAGTTTGATGGCTTTAACTTTAGAGCCTGTCACCTTGCTGAAGTTGTTATTGCTGAGAGTGAAGATGGACGCATTGACACTGTCTTTCGTAAATTAAAACTAACTGCCAGGCAAGCGTACCAAAAGTTTGGTGATGACGCTGGCGAGAAGACGCTTAAAGCTTTGGAAGCAGATCCTGACAAGGTCTTTGAATATGTCCAAGCTGTGTTTCCCCGTGAGTTAAAGGGTGAGCCAGCAATGGTTGCCCCACCTAATATGCGTCCTTTTGCTTGTTACTTTATTAGCGTTGCCGACAAAAAGATTTGCAAAGAGTCTGGCTATTATGAGTTGCCATTTATGGTCCCACGTTGGGCTAAGACTACAGGCGACATATACGGATTTGGACCTGGCTGTGTAGCACGGGCTGACATCAAGACCCTTAACTCTGCTCGTAAGCTTGCCATGAAGGCATGGGAAAAGTCTATTGATCCACCACTCAAGGCCATGCAGAACGGCATCTTGGGTAAGATTGATATGCGTCCATCGACAGTAACGTATGTGCGCGACATGAATAACCTAGAGCCTATCGTTAACGCCACTAACTGGAATGCTGATCAATTAATGCTTGGTGATGTCCGTGGCTCAGTGCGTAGGATCTTCTTCTCTGACCAGTTAGAGTTAAACGAAGGTCCACAAATGACAGCAACCGAGGTGCAAGTTCGCTATGAATTAATGCAGCGATTACTTGGTCCTACTCTTGGTCGGCTGCAATCAGAGTTCCTAAACCCAATTGTTGAACGTGCGTTTTATTCGATGCTGCGTGGTAATGCGCTGCCAGAAATGCCAGATGTGCTGCAATCTCAGGGCTCTGACCTTGACATTGAATACGTTGGACCATTGGCTCGTAGCCAGAAAATGGAAGAAGTCACCAGTATCCAACGCGCAGTAGACGGCATTATGCAATTAGCCCAAGTGAATCCAGAAGTGCTAGACATCGTTAATGTCGATAAGGCCGCTCGTACCATCTCAGATCGACTAGGTGCGCCAGCAGATATGTTGTTAGGTGATGAACAAGTAAATGAGTTACGCCAAGAACGACAGCAGCAGCAGCAGGCACAGGCTGAAATGGAGCAGGGTCAACAAGAGCTTGCAGGGGCACAACAAGTAGCTGACTTGGAGCAAACTGTTAATGGACCAGTTTAGTAAAGATGTGAAGGAATTATTTAGCAGTAAAACAGGTCAGCGAATGTTGGCTAATATGAAGTCGGCATATGGTGATCGAATCTCGTATGCCAAAGATCCATGTGAAACGGCTTTTCGTGAGGGTCAGCGTAGCATTTACTTAGAAATCACGAACATTGTGGAGAAGAAACATGAGTGAAGAAACAACAACAGAATCATGGCATTCGGGCTTGTCAGATGAGTACCGAGGCAATGAGTCACTATCACAAATACCAGACCTTAATACTTTAGCTAAGAGCTACTTAGATGCACAGCAATATGCTGGCGGCTCAATACGGATACCTGGTGAGGATGCGTCTACTGACGATTGGGCAGCGTTTAACGCAAAGCTAACTGATAAGGTTCCTAGCTTACTAAACCTTCCTAGCGATGAATCTGAAGCGCGTGACGCGATGTATGCTCGACTAGGCCGTCCAGATACAAAAGATGGTTACAAAGTCGAGGGTGCTGATCCTGATTTTTTAGAGTGGGCACATGAGAATGGCTTATCTAATGCTCAGGTTAAAGCATGGCAAGAAAACACTCAAACTCAAATTAAACAAGACGATGAAGACAGCGATGCTGAGATGCAAGCTGCCAATGATCTACTTAAAAAAGAGTGGGGTCACGCATACGACACTAAGTTAGCTCAGGCTAAGAATGCCGTCATGGCCTATGCCGATTCAGAAACCCAGCAGTTCCTATTAGACAGTGGATTAGCCAATAACCCTGGCATGATTCGATTGATGGCTGGCATAGGGGCAACGCTTACCGAAGAGCAGTCAGCAGGCATTGAGTCAAGCACACGCTTTACCTTGTCACCAACTGAAGCTATGGATCGTATCGGTGAGGTTAGGCGCAACTCAGAACACCCTTACAACATTGCTAATCACCCTCAGCACAGGGCTGAATTAGAAAAGATGGAACGCCTGTATTCGCAGGCATATCCAGAAGAGGTTTAATTCTAATAACCGCATAGGAAAGTAAGAACATCTAATCAACAGGGTAGCTAATCCTTAGTCCTGTGGGTTAGATGGGCCATATCTCATCTCGTTGAAGCAAGCGTTATTGCCAGTGAAGAGTCCGATATTCGGGTAGCTCAAAGCGCCAATTTCAATTGCCAATTTGGAGATAACTCACATGGCTAATACTATCGCAAAAGCGTTCGTCCAGCAGTTTCAAGACAACCTAATTCATTTAGCATCACAAAAAGGCTCACGCCTACGTTCATCAGTAACCGAGCAGTCAGTTACGGGTGAGAAATTTTCGTTTGAACGGCTCGGGAACGTCGCTGCCGTCGTTAAATCAAGTCGTCATACTAACACTCCAGTGTTGGAAGTTCCGCACTCTCGCAGAACTGCGACCATGACTGACTACCACTGGGCCGATCTCATTGATGATGAGGACAAGGTTCGTATGTTAATCAGCCCTGAGTCTAACTATGCCAAGTCTGGCGCAAACTCTATGGCCCGTGCATTTGATGACTTAATCATTGCAGCAGCTACTGGTAATGCAGTCGATGGTGACGGCAGTAACGTAGCATTGCCTGCTGGTCAGAAGATCGCTCACGGCTCTACTGGGGG